GATAGCAGAAAAAATGCTGCTACATGACGGCTCAACCCAACTGGCTGAGCATGTTCAGCGCGCTGTCGCTGTCCGATCGCAAGGCTCTGTCGCGGTGTCATCTCAGAGATCACCCGGGCCGATCGAGTTGTGTCGCTGCATGATCTGGGCAGCTGCATTGTGCTCGAGGCCATCTGTGTCGGGTAAGCCGATGCTGGTCACTGTTAGTCAGTAACATACCCTCGGCACTCGGTCGAAGTACCTAGCCTTTCGTCGGGAACTGATTAGGCCGATCGAGTGCCACCATCACAGCGTCGCTGTCTGTAATGTTGTGGCATGGGATTATTTGACCGCAAAGTAAGCAAGGCCGCCATCAGTCCAGCGCCTGCTAAAGCGGCAGCTGCTGGTGCAATGAGCCCCGGGTACAACAGCAGCAATGTCGGCAAGAACATGATCGGTCAGTACTACACCTACCGCGAAGGCGAACTACGCGCAGCAGCAATCTCGATCCCAGCAATCTCACGCGCGCGCGATCTACTTGCATCAGTAATCGGCTGCATGCCATTGCAGATGTACAACGAAATGTGGAACGGCGAAGAAATGGAACGCGTTTATATTGCGCCGCGCACTTGGCTGCGTCGACCAGACCCGACCGTGCCTTACAACTTCCTGATGAGTTGGACATTTGACGACTTGTACTTTTATGGGCGCGCGTTTTGGTACATCACCAGCCGCACCGCTGACGGATTCCCAGCAACCTTTACTCGACTACCGGCAGGCTCAGTTACCACGACAGACATGGCTGGCCCCGTATGGTTCGCACCATCATCGCAGGTGTACTTCCAAGGCGGCGAGATCGACCCTAAGAACTTGATCCAGTTCTTGTCGCCAACACAAGGCATGGTCTATTCATCGCAGGCCGCAATCGAAACTGCAATCAAAATACAAGACGCTCGAGCGCGCAATGCTTCATCGTCGATCCCTGCTGGTGTGCTAAAGCAAACTGGTGGCGAACCACTAAGCGCACAAGAACTAGCCGATCTTGCAGCTGCATTTAACCAAGCGCGCGCAACTAATCAGACAGCCGCGCTAAACGAGTTTCTATCTTACGAACCGACAACAATGTCGCCAGACAAGATGCTGCTCATCGAGTCAGCAAACTACAGCGCACTAGAAACTGGTGGACGCATCGGCAATGTGCCGCCATATCTGATCGGCGTATCGACCGGGTCATACTCGTACCAATCATCGCAACAGGCTCGCATGGACTTGCTGTTCTTCGGTGTAAAACTTTATGCCGACGCAATAGCAGAAACATTGTCAATGAACAATGTGCTACCTAACGGCACTTTTGTTGCCTTTGATTACGAGTCATACCTTGAAGAGAATTATTTAGCAGACAAAATGGAAACACCAACATCAGAAAACACGCAAGAGGAGATTGCAAGTTAATGATTAGATTCACAGCACCATCCGTCAGCATCGACGCAGCAGCAGGCGACGGCACACCATCACGAACCATCACAGGCATCGCTGTTCCTTACGGTGTCGCAGCAACAGTGTCCGACGGTACAGCCGTAACCTTTGAGCAAGGCAGTCTGCCAGTCGAGGGCAAAGCCCCACGGCTCTACATGAACCACGACAGCAATCAGGCCATCGGCATTGTCACCGAGCGAGTTGACACCGCTGAAGGCATGCTGTTTAGTGCCAAGATCAGCAAGACCGCCGCAGGCGACGAGGCTTTGCAGCTGGCCCTTGACGGTGTTCTTGACTCGGTATCTGTTGGCGTAAACCCAACAAAGACCCGAGCAAACGATGACGGCTCAATCACCGTCCTTGCTGCCGACTGGATCGAGTTGTCAATGGTGCCAGTCCCAGCTTTCGCTGGCGCGATCATTACAGATATTGCTGCCAGTATCCACCACGAACCCGAAGAGACCGACAATAATGAAATACAAGAACCCACAGAGGAGACAGAACCCATGTCAGAAGTAACAGTCCCAGCAGTCGAGGCAACCATTCCAACCGCTGCAATTCCAGCACAAGCAAAACGCGAGTTCAAGTTGCCAAACGCAGGCGAGTTTATGGCTGCCTACCACATCGGTGGCGACACTTTCCACAACATGAACAAAGCAGTCGCAGAATACACCGCATCAAAGCGCACCGTATTCGAAGCAGCTGCAGGCGATGTCATCACGACCGATACACCGGGTCTCTTGCCAGTTCCAGTCCTCGGGCCATTGGTACAAGACCTCAACTTCTTGCGTCCAGTCGTCGAGGCAGTCGGCGCTCGCGCTTACCCTGACAGTGGACAATCAAAAACCTTTATTCGTCCAACGATTACCACGCACACCAGCGTCGCATCGCAATCAGAATTGGGTGCAGCATCAGCAACAACCATGGTTATCGCGTCCAACTCGATCAGCAAGACCACACTTGCTGGACAAGTAACCCTTTCCGTACAGGACATCGACTTCACTTCGCCTGCCGCAATGCAGCTGATCTTGAATGACTTGATGGGCGAGTACATGATCGCATCCGACAACTTGGCAGCAGACAACATGCTCACCGCAGCAACATCATCTGGTGTCTGGGACGGAACAGTTGCCGACTTGCTCAAGTCTGTATACGACGCAGCAAGCGACATCTCAAGCAACCGCAACTGGTTGCCAACCCACATGTTCGTGTCCGTCGATGTCTGGGCGCAATTGGGCCAGCTCGCAGATACAACGGGCCGTCAAATCTTCCCGTTGATCGCCAACGGTCTCAGCGGATACAACGCCGCAGGATCGCAAAGCGCAACATCATGGAACGGCAACCCACTCGGCTTGCAGCTTGTAGTTGACAGCAACTTCGCTGCCAAGACAATGATCATCACCCGTGTTGGTCAAGGCCAAGGCGATGCTTACGAGTTCTACGAGTCCATCCGTGGCCTCATGAGCGTCGAGCAGCCATCAGTGTTGGGACGCAACATGTCCTTCCACGGCTATGTATCAACCTTCGCTGCAATCTCTGGAATGATCCGCAAGATCACACAGGCCTAGTCGAGAGCGGAGCATCCGCTCATGGCTGTTTACAGCGTTACACAAAAGTACTTACTGGATGATTACGCCGTACTGCAATTACTGACCCCATCGGAAATTGCAGTCGGCCAGTCAATTACAGTCGCATCAGTCGATGCAACATTCAACGGCACTTACACTGTTCGCGCATTGCCCCAGTATCTGTACATCGGTATAGACACTGAGGGCGATCTGCTTTATGACATAAATGTGCCTATTGCTAATCAGGTGCTGTATGCCAAGACCGCCAGCAATGTTGAGCGAGTAGCAGCTTCGGGAAGCGTTACTTACACTCAGACTTGTTCGTGGGTCACTGCCGCGCAGCTCGTCACCTATCTTGGTGTACAGATCACAAACCCGTCAGACGATTACACGCTCATCACTCAAGCCGTATCTGCTGGCAACGACTTTGCATATCGTCGCCGTCAAGAGGCTGGCTACATCGACAGTCTCACAACTAGTCCGGGTGGGGATGCCACGCTCGGTACGCTTATGTACTGCGCGGCCCTCTGGCGCAGCCGTGGCTCGCTTGAGAACACTTTTGCATCCTTTGATGGAATGGGCGCAGCGCCTCAGCAGAGCCTCACACCGATCGTTAAACAGTTGCTTGGCATCGACAGGCCTGCCTGCGCCTAATGGCTTACACAGACGCTCTCAACGGGGCTATAGACAGCCTCACGACCACACTCACAGCGGTCACTGGCCTGCGAGTAGTCAACGACCCCACAAAACTCGTGCCCAACTGTGTCTACATTGACGCGCCATCTTTCACGACGATCGCTGGCAATGGCAACATCATCCGCATGGACTTCCCAATCAAGGTCATTGGCTCAGGCCCAGCAGGCCTACCAGTGCTGCGCTCAATCCTCGACATCGTTAGCAAAGTCCTACTCAGTCCAATCATTGTCATGGCAGGCCGTCCCAGCAACCTAGAAATTGGTGGGCAGCTCTTCCCGTGTTACGACCTTGACTGTGGCATACAAGCACAAAGCGCATAAGGAGAAACATGTACACCATCATCAGCCCACGCCTCGGAACCCCGGGCGATCAGTTCATCCCAGAGGACGGTGTCAACATTGACGCACTGCTCGACGGCGGCCTGATATCCACCGACACCGCAAAGAAATCATCTAAAGTCAAATCAGAACCCAAGGAGCAATAGACATGGCTATCAGCAGCACTTACCTTTCTAACCCAAGCATCACGATCAACGCGGTGGACTTGTCCGATCAGTGCACAAGCGCGGTCATCAACTATGTGTCGGAACAACTTGAAAATACGACATTCTCAAATACATCAAGGTCGTTCACATCGGGTCTGTACTCGAATACCGTCACCGTAACTCTTTATCAGAGCTACGCAGCAAGCGAGACTGAAGCCAGCATTTACAGCCTTGTGGGCACAACCACGACGCTTGTCTTAAAGCCAAGTTCATCGGCTGTTGGTGCTACGAACCCTTCGTACACTTTGACGGGCGCGTTCTTGTCGGCACATACACCGATCAACGCTTCGCTCGGCGAACTGTCCACAATTGATTTGACATTTAGCGGTGGCGTTTTAACTAAAGCCGTCGCATGATCTCGCGGCATCAGCCGCTGAGAAATAGAAACTGCAAGACCGCACAAGCGGAGCCTTGCCCGACAAAGGAGAAACAATGAAAGTCAAACTATCCATCGACCTTGGCGACGGTAAGCCAGCGCGCGAGATGACCACCAACATGCTTGCCATTGTTGACTGGGAACGAACAGAAAACCGTCGATCAGCAGACGGCAAAGGCATTGGCTTTAGCGACATGTGCTGCTGGGCTTACACGCTTTGCAAACTTGCTGGAGATAAAGTGCCAGCTAACTGGCGCGAGTGGGTTGCCGAGAACCCTGACATGACCATTACACCAATCAACGAGATCGCAGACGAGACCCCTTTCATCGAGGGACTTGGCGGCGAAGCCTCTGCGAAGTCCTAGCGTTAACAGGCTTCTGGCCAAAGGAGATCGAGTTCACTATGCGAGACCTGAACACCGTCACCTATGTGCTTGAGCAGATTCACCGTAAGAAGTAATTATGCCTGTCTCTCACAGCGTCGAAGTAGTTGGTCTTAAGGAAACGATCAACGCCCTACGCAAGATTGACCCGCAGCTGCAAAAGGACTTTAAGGCTGAAGCGACAGCGATCGCACAGCCAGCCATTCAGGCTGCAAAACTTGCTTACAGCCAGTTTCCATTGTCTGGCATGGCGCGCAAGTGGTCTGATCGAGGCCGCAAGATATTTCCGTTTACAATCTCGGGCGCACAGTCAGGCGTAAAGATGCGCTTCGATACTCGCCGCAATGCTGTAGGCGTAATTCTGATTGAGCAAAAGAACGCAGCGACGGCAGTGTTTGAGGGTGCAGGCCGTAAAGACACAAACCGTTTAGGCACATCACTTGACTCGGTCAGTGCTGAGCGTGGCTTTGCGATGGCGATGCCGGGTAGGACTCGACTTATTGGCCCAGCGGTCTATAAAGCGCGGCGCGGTATTGAGTCTGAGATGGAAAAGATGGTGCTTAAGACCGTCAACCAAATACAGAAAGAACTGAACTAATGGCACTGTCAATCCCCATCATTAGCGAGTTTCAAGGCGGTGGCGTTGACAAAGCCATTAAACAGTTTCAGCAACTCGACGGCGTAGGAGCAAAGACAGGCTTCGCACTTAAAAAAGCGTTCTTGCCTGCTACCGCTGCGCTCGGTGCACTGACCGCTGGCATCGGTCTAGCTACTAAAGCAGCAATGGAAGACGAGGCTGCACAGCTTGAGTTGGCTCGCCAGTTACGCACCACGACACAGGCCACAGATGCCCAAATTAAGGCCGTAGAGCAGTCCATTAGCGCGTTTAGTAAGCAGACCGCAATGGCTGACGATCAGCTGCGCCCAGCGTTGGCAAACCTTGTGCGTGCCACAGGCTCGCTTGAGTTGTCTCAAAAGGCAATGTCGGTCACCGCTGACCTTGCTACTGCCAAAAACATCGACATGGAGACTGCCAGCGTCGCAGTGTCTAAAGCTCTTGCAGGCCAAACTGCTGCGCTTATCAAACTTGACCCATCGCTTAAGGGCGTGATTGACTCGTCCTCGAGCGCCGATGAGATCATGCAGGCACTTAACGGCTCGGTGGGCGGTGCTGCTGAGACCTTTGCCAACAGTGCTGAGGGCGGTCTGAAGAACTTTGGCATCCAGATGGATGAACTTAAGGAGAGCATCGGCGCGGCCTTTATTCCCGTCATGGAGAAACTGCTGCCCTATGTGCTGGACTTTACGACATTCTTGCAAGACAACACCAAGGCGCTGCTTATTGTAATTGGCGCTATTGCAGCGATGACAGCAGCCATAGTGACAGCCAACATCGCTATGAAGGCTTACAACGCCTTACAGATCGTTATCACAGCAGCCAACGCTGTGCTGGCAGGCTCATTCACCACGGTCTCGCTGTCGGCTGGTGTGCTCGCTAAAGGCTTAGGCGTAGTGATGATTACTCTTGCCGCGCTGTACGAGCTGTACCGCGAAGGCCCTCGAGCAATCGCAGAGTTCATGCTGCCGTTTAAGCAGTTTGCTGTCGGCGTATATAACTCGGTCAAGGTAGTTGCCAACGGCATCAACCAAATTATTAACGCCGCAATCATCGGACTCAATCAACTGATTAACGCGCTTAATGTAATACCGGGTGTAAGCATCGACTTGATACCGCTCGTGCCAATGCTCGAGTACACAGCCTTACCAACATTAGACGCGATCACTAGCGGCGCATCTGGACGCGGTGGGGCAGCTCGAGAAGGCGGCACAGGCGGCTTTACATCTAGCCCAATGGGCATGATCGAGTCAGCCCTTGTAGCACCATCAGGCGGTAGCGGTGGCAAGGCCTCAAGCGTCCTAGACCTATCTAAGAACTATGCAGGCAACATGGGTGGCAACTACGGCATTACAGGCAACGCAGCAGACTTCTCCAGCCTCTTCGATCAGTTCATGGTTGAGCGCGGCACACCGATCACAGTCAATGTCAACGGCGGTCTAGCAACATCAGCAGACATCGGTCGCGCTGTAGTCAACAGCATTAAAGCCATGAACCGAGTAGACGGCCCAGCACAAATACAGGTCGCCTGATGGCTGCCACGATCGTCCAGTCAGGGTCTTACGATCTTAAGATCGCTACAGGCTTCCTTGTGGACGCTTTTACGCTGGACTCAGCGGAAAAGGGCTTACTTGACTCGACCGAGTATGTGCTAGACGGCACGACAGAGTTTGCATCAGTCATCGACGGCGCTACAGGCATCAGCGTGTTCCGTGGACGCAGAGACATCGGCGACCAGTTCACTGCTGGCACGATGAGCTTTGATCTCAACGACACATTTACTGGCGGAATCTTTAACCCGTTTGATACCCAGTCACCGTATTACGACACGGCTCAGGCTGTGCCGGGTCTAGCCCCTATGCGTAAAGTCGTGCTCAGCCGTGAAGGTGAAGAACTGTTTAACGGCTACATCGTTGACTACAACTACAACTTTAATCTTGGCGGTCTTGACACCGTTAGCGTGTCCTGCGCTGATGACTTTTATCTGCTCAGCCAGACCTACCTAAACGAGTTTAATGTGACCGAGCAACTTGCCAGCGCTCGACTAGTCGCCCTACTTGCTCTGCCAGAAGTCAATGCCTTCCAGCTGCCGGGTGAACAGAACATTGAGACCTCGACGATTACTCTCGGCGGTGCAGCTGCCTACACTGTCCCTAACGGCACATCGGTCGCTGCCTACACAGCTAAGATCAACGAGTCTGTGCAGGGACGCATCTTTATCTCGCGCGACGGCGTGTTTACATTCCAAGACCGCATCGGTAACACGCTCTCAGCATCATCAGCAGACTTCCACGATGACGGAACAGCGATCCCTTACGACAATG